ACGCTGATCGGCAACCTCGGGCGGCTGGCGTCCTACGCCGCCACCTTCGCGGCCGTCATGGCAGGCCGCTGGGTCGCAGGGCTCGCCGTCGCGGCACTCTCCGTGCGTGGCCTCGCCACCGCGCTGGTCTTCCTGCGCGGGGCCCTGATCCGCACCGGTATCGGCGCGCTGATCGTCGGCGCGGGCGAGCTGGTCTATCAATTCTCGCAGCTGGTGGCCCGGGTCGGCGGGGTGGGCGAGGCCTTCCGGCTGCTCGGCGATCTGGCCCGCGAAGTCTGGTCGCGCATCGGCCTGTCGCTGGACGCGGCGCTTGCCCGTATGGCGGCCGGGTGGGAGGGGCTGAAGGCGGCCGGTCTCTCGGCCCTCGAGGGAACCATCGCAGGCGTCGTCAGCTTCGGCGACCGGACGGCGGCAATCTTCCAGGGAGCCTATGACGCCGCGGTGGCGATCTGGGGCAGTCTGCCGGGCGCCATCGGCGATTTCGCATTCCAGGCCGCGAATGGGCTGATCTCCGGCGTCGAGGCGATGCTGAACGGCGTCGTCACCCGGATCAACAGCTTCATCGAAACGCTGAACGCGGCGCTGGCGCTGCTGCCGGAATGGGCCACCGGCGAGGGCGGTGTCCGGATCGGCATCCTTGACCCGGTGGAACTGGGCCGCATCGGCAATCCCTTCGAGGGCGTTGCAACCGCTGCCGGTGCCGCCGCCGCGGATGCCTTCTCGGCCGCGCTATCGCGGACCTATTTCGAGCCGCCTGACTTCAGCCTCGGAGCCATGGCCGACGATGCCCGCGCCCGGGCCGATGGCTATCGCGAGGCCGCGGGTATGCTGGCTGACGCTGCGGGGCGGCCGCTCGCCAGCTGGCAGGCGCTGAAGGATGCGGTGACAGGCACGGGGACGGAAGCCGAGGCTGCGTTGGCGGATGCGGGTGCGTCAGCTGATGCCCTCACCTCCGGGCTGAACGACACCGCCAGCGCCGCCGATAGCGCAGGCGGAGCCGCGCGCGACGCGGGGGCCGCTGCGGCGGAAGGCGCGGACACCGCGCTGACCGGCTGGCAGGCCGTCACCGCCGCGCTCGCCGATTACGCCGCCAAGGCGCGCGCCATCGGTGGCGATATCGGCCAGGCGCTGGTCGGGGCCTTCACCTCGGCCGAGAACGCCATCGGTGACTTCGTGAAGACCGGCAAGCTCGACTTCCGGGATCTGGTTACTTCTATGATCGCCGATCTCGCCAAGCTCGCCGCCCGGCGTTTCATTCTCGGCCCGATTGCCAATGCGCTCTCCGGCGCGCTTGGCGGCGCGGGTGGCATATTCGCCAACATCCTGCACGCGGGCGGCATGGTCGGCGCCCCCGGTCCTCGACGCATGGTCCCGGCCCTGGCCTTCGCGGGCGCACCGCGCATGCACAATGGGGGCTGGGCCGGGCTGCGCCCCGACGAGGTGCCCGCGATCCTGCAGCGCGGGGAACGGGTCCTCTCGCGCCGTGAGGCCGCGGGCTACGGTCAAGCCGGTTCCTCGACCGTCAATGTCACGATCAACGCCCGCGACGCCGAGAGCTTCCGGCAGTCCCGCACGCAGGTCGCCAGCGACATCGCCCGTGCCGTCTCGCTGGGTCGGCGCGGCATGTGAGGACCAGCCATGGCATTTCATGAGGTCCGGTTTCCGGACAATATCAGCCGTGGGGCGCGCGGTGGCCCGGAACGCCGCACCCAGATCGTCGAATTGACGAGCGGGGCCGAAGAGCGCAACGCGAGCTGGGCCAACTCCCGCCGCCGCTATGACGTCGCCTATGGTATCCGCCGCGCCGACGATCTGGCAGCGGTCGTCGCTTTCTTCGAGGCTCGCAACGGCCGCCTCCACGGCTTCCGCTTCAAGGACTGGGCGGACTTCAAGTCCTGCCTGCCGTCACAAACGCCCGGAGCGACCAATCAGCCGATTGGCACAGGCAACGGGTCGGCCACCCTGTTCCAACTCACCAAGCGCTACACTTCGGGCGCTCATTCCTGGACGCGGTCGATCACAAAGCCCGTCGCCGGAACGATGACCATCGCCCTGAATGGCACTCCGCAAGCCTCCGGCTGGTCGGTTTCCACGACCACCGGCCTCGTCACCTTCACCACCGCACCCGCCGCAGGCGTCGCCATCACCGCGGGCTTCGAATTCGACGTCCCCGTCCGCTTCGACACCGACGCCCTCGACGTCACCCTCGACCTCGAAAGTCTGGGGTCCATCACCTCGATCCCGCTCGTGGAAATCCGCACATGAAGTCCCTGATCCCTGCGCTGCAGGCGCATCTCGAAGAAGGCACGACGACGCTGGCCTGGTGCTGGCGTATCACCCGCGCCGATGGCGTGACCTTCGGATTCACAGACCACGACCGGACATTGTCGTTCGACGGGACCGAGTTCGAACCGGAGAGCGGGCTGACGGCGTCCGAGGTACGATCCGGCTCTGACCTGTCGGTGGACGCGCAGGATGCACAGGGCGTTTTATCGTCGGACCACATCACCGAGACCGACATCCTCGATGGCCGGTGGGATAATGCGGCAGTCGAGGTCTGGCGGGTGAACTGGTCGGCCCCGGCGCAGCGCGTGCTTCTCCGGCGCGGGGCCATCGGCCAGATCCGTCGCGGGCGGCTCGCCTTCGTGGCCGAGGTGCGCAGCCTTGCTCATGTCCTCGGCCAGACGGTCGGGCGGACTTTTCAAGCCAGCTGCGATGCCGCGCTGGGCGATACCCGCTGCGGCGTGAACATCGAGGCCCCGGCCTTCAAGGGAACTGGCGCGGTCATCGATGTGCTGCGCGACCGGGCGTTCACGGCATCTGGCCTCGCGAGCTTCGCGGCGGGCTGGTTCGGCTTCGGCTTGGTCGAATGGTCGACCGGCGCCAATGCAGGGCGGCGGGTCGAGGTGCTGTCGCACGACCTCGTCGACGGCGTGGCCATCCTGACCCTGCTCGAAGCCCCGGTGCGCCCGATCACGGCGACGGATGCCTTCGTGGTCCGGGCAGGCTGCGACAAGCGGATCGCGACCTGCGAGACGAAGTTCGCCAATGTCGCGAACTTTCTCGGCTTCCCGCACATCCCGGGCCAGGACGCCGTGCTGCGCTACGCCACCAAGGATGGCGGCCATGAAGGGGCAGTGCTGTGACTGAGCCGGTCACGACTGCCGATCCGGCTCGCGTCATCGCCGTCGCGCGGTCGTGGCTGGGTACGCCCTACCACGATCAGGCCAGCTTGCGCGGGGTCGGCTGCGATTGCCTCGGCCTCGCGCGGGGCGTCTGGCGCGAGGTGGTCGGGCCGGAGCCCTTCCCGATCCCGCCCTACAGCCGGGACTGGGGCGAGACCGGCCCGCGCGAGGTGCTGGCCGAGGGGGCGCGAAGGATGATGCCCGAGGTTCCGGTTCAGTTGGCGGTGCCGGGGGGCCTTGTCCTGTTCCGCATGATTCCGCGCGCCATCGCCAAGCATGTGGGTATCCTCACCGGCCCCGACACCTTCCTCCACGCCTATGAACGCCTCGGCGTGATCGAGGAACCGCTGACGCCCACTTGGCGAAGGCGCATCGCCTTCACCTTCAGGTTCCCGGCACGCTGACGTCCCAACCCTTCGAACCCTGAGTTTCCGCAATGGCAACCCTTGTCCTCGGTGCCGTCGGTTCCGCCATCGGCGGGGCCTTTGGCGGCGCGATCCTTGGTTTTTCCGGGGCCGCAATCGGTGGCTTCATCGGCTCGACCATCGGGTCGGTAGTCGACAGCTGGATCGTGTCCTCGCTGGCGCCCGCGCAGAAGATCGAGGGCCAGCGCCTCGACAGCCTGCGGATCACCTCCGCTACGGAAGGCGCGATCATCCCGCGCCTCTACGGGCGCATGCGCATCGGCGGCAACATCATCTGGGCGACCGACTTCCGCGAGGAGACGAAGACCACGACGCAGGGCGGCGGCAAGGGTGGCGGCGGCGGTCGGGTCCAGACGACGGAATACCTCTACTATGCGTCCTTTGCGGTCGCTCTCTGCGAGGGGCCGATCACCGGCATCGGCCGCATATGGGCCGACGGCAAGCCGCTCGAGATGACGGGGATCACCTGGCGCTGGTATCCGGGGAACGAGACACAGACGCCCGACCCATTCATTTCGGCGAAGATGGGGGCGGCCAGCACACCAGCCTATCGCGGCACGGCCTATGTCGTCTTCGAGGAACTGCCGCTCTCGACCTATGGCAACCGTCTACCGCAGCTGTCCTTCGAGGTGTTCCGGCCCCTAGCCGACCCGGATACCGCCGAGGGGCTGGTCAAGGCGGTGACGATGATTCCGGCCTCGGGCGAGTTCACCTATGCGACGGAAGCTGTCCGCAAGACCGTGGGTGCCACAACTACGGTCTTCGGCCAGACCACGGGCGGCACGACCTCGGCTGAGAACCTGAACGCGCTGCCCGATGAAGCCGATATCGTCGTGGCGCTGGACCGGCTGCAGGCCATGGCCCCGGCTGTCGAGAGCGTCAGCCTCGTCGTGGCCTGGTTCGGCAATGACCTGCGCGCTGGCAATTGCACCATCAAGCCGGGCGTGGAGGTGGCGACCAAGCTCACCAGCCCGAAGGTCTGGTCCGTCAACGGCGTAGCGCGGTCGAATGCCCATCTCGTGAGCCGCGACACGGAAGATCGACCGGTCTATGGCGGCACGCCTGCGGATTTCGCGGTGGTGCAGGCGATCCGCGAGATGAAGGCGCGGGGGCTGCGCGTCACCTTCTATCCCTTCCTGCTGATGGACGTCCCGCCCGGCAACACGCTGCCGAACCCCTATTCCAACAACGCTGCCACACCGGGCCAACCGTCTTTCCCTTGGCGCGGTCGGATCACCTGTTCGCCCGCTGCGGGCTTCGCCGGAACTGCGGACAAGACCGCCGCCGCAGCGACGCAGGTCTCCAGTTTCCTCGGCTCGGCCACCCCGGCGCAGTTCGCGATCTCCGGCGACACGGTCAGCTGGACCGGCCCTGCGAGCGACTGGGGCTTGCGCCGCATGATCCTGCACTACGCCCACCTTTGCGCGGTCGCAGGTGGTGTCGATGCCTTCCTGATCGGGACCGAGATGCGCGGGCTGACGACGATCCGGTCCAGCGCAACCGCCTATCCGGCTGTGACGGCGTTCAAGGCGCTGGCGGCCGATGTGAAGGCGATCCTCGGGCCGGGCACCAAGGTGGGTTACGCCTCGGACTGGTCCGAGTACTTCGGCCACCAGCCGGGCAACGGGACCGGGGACGTGTACTTCCACCTCGATCCACTGTGGTCGGACGCGAACATCGACTTCATCGGCATCGACAACTACATGCCGCTCTCCGACTGGCGGGATGGCTTCGAACATGCCGATGCCCTCGAAGGCTGGCCTGCCATCCATGATCGCGGCTACCTGCAGGCCAACATCGCAGGCGGCGAGGGCTTCGACTGGTTCTATGCCTCGGCGGCCGACCGGTCGGCACAGATCCGCACCCCGATCACCGACGGCGCCGCGGGCAAGCCGTGGGTCTTCCGTTACAAGGATCTTCGCGCCTGGTGGTCGAACCCGCATTTCAACCGGCCCGGTGGGGTGGAGAGCGGTACGCCGACATCATGGGTGCCGCAGTCCAAGCCCGTGTGGTTCACGGAACTGGGCTGCCCCGCCATCGACCGGGGCACCAACCAGCCGAACGTCTTCTTTGACCCCAAGTCGTCGGAGAGCTTCACGCCCTACTTCTCGCGCGGCTGGCGCGACGACGCGATCCAGCGCGCCTATCTCGAGGCCAGTTACCTCTGGTGGGGTCAAGGCGCGAACAACCCGACGTCGCCTGTTTATGGCGGCCGGATGGTGCATGTCCCCGAATGCGCCGCCTGGACCTGGGACGCGCGGCCCTATCCGTTCTTTCCGGAACTGACCGGTGTCTGGACGGATGGCCCCAACTGGCGGCTCGGCCACTGGCTGACGGGGCGGCTGGGTGCGGTGTCGCTGGCGGCCCTCGTCCGCCACCTGTGCCTGCGCGCCGGGCTGGCGGAAGACCTCATCGACGTCTCCGGCCTCTGGGGCGCGGTCGAGGGTTTTGTGATCGGCGCGCTGGAAAGCCCCCGCGCATCGATTTCTACGCTGGCCCGGCATTTCGGCTTCGATGCCATCGAGACAGAGGGCGTGATCCGCTTTGTCACGCGCGGTCGCGCCTCTGTCGCCACGCTGGCCATCGACGATCTGGTCGCCAGCCGTGAGGGCGAACCGCTGGAACTGGTCCGCGCGCAGGAAACCGAGCTGCCCCAGGCGCTGAAGTGGCAAGTCGCGCGGGCGGATGAGGACTATGACGCGGCCCTCGTCGAGGCCCGCCGCATCACCGTCGACACGACGCGCATCGCCTCCGAGTTCTTCCCCATGGCGATTCCACCCGAGGAGGCCGAACGCCGCTGCCGCCGCGCGCTGATGGAAGCGTGGATCGGCCGGGAAAGCGCGACCTTCCGCCTGCCACCTTCGCGGTTGGCGCTGGACCCGGCCGATGTGATCCGGCTCGCGCATGACGGTCGGGAGGTCGAGTTCCGCCTCGTTTCGGTCGCAGATGCCGAGGCGCGCGGGATGGAGGCGGTGCGTCAGGACCGCGCCGCCTATGACCTGCCGCCCGGCGATCCGCGCCCGGCCTCGCTCGCCAGCCCCGTCATCTTCGGGACGCCCGAGGTGGTAATGCTGGACCTGCCGCAGATCAGCGAGGAACAGCCCGCACATCGTCCCCTGATCGCCGCCCATGCCAGCCCTTGGCCGGGCGAGATCGCGGTGTTCCGCAGCGCCTCGACGGACGGGTTCAACCTCTTGACGACCTTCGGCAATCGGGCACGGATCGGCACACTGGCCTTCGACTTCTTTCCGGGCCCCACCTCCCGCTTCGATCTGGGCAACGCGCTGGTGGTCGATCTGCTGTCGGGGACGCTCGGGAGCGTGACAGACGTGGCCCTCTTCGGCGGGGCGAATGCACTGGCCGTGGAGACGGCGGCCGAGGTCTGGGAGATCGTCCAGGCTGGCCAAGCCGAACTGATCGCTCCGGGCCGGTACCGCCTGACCCGCCTCCTTCGCGGCCAGCGCGGGACGGAACATGCCATGGGCAACCCGGCACTGGCTGGCGCGCGGGTCGTGGTGCTGGATGCAACGCTGGCATCGCTGCCCATCGCCGAGGCGGACCTTGGCATGCCATGGAACTGGCGCGTGGGCCCGGCCGCGCGGGCGGTCAGTGATGCGAGCTATGCCGCGCTGGGCTTCACTCCGACCGGGCGCGGCCTCGTCCCTTTCGCTCCGGTCCATGTAGAACAGCCATGGCGGATTGCACGCAGCCCTGGCGATCTGACCATTCGCTGGACGCGACGGTCCCGCGCGCTGGTCGCTGATGCCTGGGAGCAGGTCGAGGTGCCGCTTGCCGAAGATGTCGAGGGTTATGACGTCCAGATCCTCGACGGGGCCGCCGTCAAGCGCACACTGACCAGCAGCACGACCTCCGTCCTCTACACCGCCGCGCAGCAGACCGCCGATTGGGGCGCGCCGCTTGGCCCCGGCCAGACGCTGGCGTTCCGCATCTACCAGCTCTCGAACCGCCTCGGCCGCGGCACGCCTGCGTCCGTGACCCTCCAGTTCTGACGGGATTTCCCATGTCCGACACCACGACCCATCTGGGCCTGCCGTATCTTCTGGCCGCCCAAGCCCAGAAGCATGTCACGCACAACGAGGCCCTGCGCCTCCTCGATGCCATGGTGCAACTGTCCGTCCTCGACAGCACGCGCACCGCACCGCCAGCAAGCCCGGCGGATGGGAACCGGCACCTCGTCGCCTCCGGTGCGACCGGCCTCTGGGCTGGGTGGGATCTCAACATCGCCTTCTGGGTCGACGGCGCGTGGATCCGGCTGGTGCCGCGCACCGGCTGGCTGGTCTGGGTCGCGGCTGAGGGGCTGTTCCTCGTCTGGACTGGTGCGGCTTGGGAGGTCGTGGGCGAGCCGCGCGACGTCTCGGACTCGGTATTCAGCCTGGTGAACGACACCGATCCGACGAAGAAGGCGACCTTCTCTCTCGCGGGGATCAGCGCCGGGACGACGCGCAGCTTCACCCTGCCGAACACCTCCTCGGAACTGGCAATCCTTGCGGGAACCCAGACATTCACCGGGAACAAGACGTTTTCGGGGACGCTGACCGCATCGGGGACCGTGACGGTCTCGGCGGCCAGTGCCACCATCGGCACCGCAACGACTACCGCTACCTATGGAATGGGCACCGGCGCCACGACCATCGGCGTCACCAAGACTGTGAACCTCGGCACCGGTGGTGCTTCCGGGTCGACCACCGTCGTCAACATCGGCTCCGCCACGGCTGGGGCGGGCGGAACAACCGTCATCAACACGCCCACGGTTACCTTCACCAATGCCGTCACGCAGGTCGGCATGCCCCAGGCCAACCTTACAGCACAGCTCTTGGGCCTCGGCGGAGCGACAGCCGACAGCTACAACCGGGTGTCGGTCAACACCCCGGCAGTGCTGCTGAACAACGCGGGCGCCGGGATCGAAGCGACGGTGAACAAGGCGGCCCCGGCGAACGACGCCGCCTTCGCCTTCAAGACCGGCTTCTCCGCCCGCGCGCTGATCGGGTTGCTCGGCAACGATGACTTCAGCTTCAAGGTCAGCCCGGACGGATCAGCCTTCTTCGACGCGATCCGCATCGACCGCACCAGTGGCCAGGTGGAACTGCCGCAGCCGACGGTCCTGCCGGGGCTGGCGGCCGCGCCATCCCCGCCGCCCGCGGGCAAGGCCTCGGTCTATGCCCGCAGCCGCGCCGGGGCGCCGTGGATCGACGTGATGCGTCCCTCGGGCCGGGACTTCCCGCTCCAACCGCACTTCGGGGTGAACCGCATCGCGACGTGGTCGCCCTCCGTCACGACGACGATCACCACGGAAGGCATGCCGGTCACCTCGGTCGGCACTGTCTCACACCCGACGCTGGCTGCAACGAACCTTGCCGCCTCGATGCGCCGCTGGCGTCTGACCTCCGCGGCCGTCGTGGATTCGGTCGCCGATCAGCGCTCCGCAGGCTGGGCTTGCTGGCGCGGTAACGCGGCGGGCCTCGGCGGATGGACCTTCGTGACGCGGATTTCGCTGACGACGCTGCAGGCGACCGGAATGGGGTTCTTTGGCCTCTACGGATCGACGGCCGCGCTGGCCACCACCCTGACGCTGGCCGCCGCCATCAACTGCATCGGCATTGGCTTCCAACGCGGGACGCATACTCGTTGGCAGCTGGTCGCAAACGACGGCACCGGGGCGCCAACCCTGACCGACATGGGGACGAGTTTCGCCATCGCGACGGGCGGCGTGCTGACCCTGTTGATCGCCGCGCCGCCGAACGGGTCATCCGTCTGGGTGCGTGTCGTCGACGAGGTCTCCGGCGCGATCTTCGAACAGGAAATCACCGCTGACCTGCCCGCCGCGACGCAGTTCCTGTCGCCGCGGCTTTTCCTGAACACCGGCGCGACGGCCGCCGCCGTCGCCTACGACTGCGCCGGGGTCTACCTCGAAACCGATTTCTGACCGACCGCAGCCCGCGGCAATGAAAGGACCATCATGAACGACCAGACCACTCTCGCCGGGGAGGTCGCGCGGGCCTTTCGGGACCACGGGATCACCGCCGCGCTGACCGCCCTGATCGGCGGCACCATGGCCCTGATCGCGGCAATCACGCGCAAGGCGTTTACGAACGAAGCCCTGCTCAATCGCCTCGACCGGGAACTCATCGCCGACCGGGACCGGATCGACCGTCAGCGCGGAGAGGATCGCAAAGCCGATGGCGACCGCCTCGACCGGATCGAGACCGACATCCGCTCGATGCGGGACATGCTCTTCGATGCCTTCCAGCGCGGCCGATCCGACTGACCTGACGCCACTACCCATCCCAACCGCCCCCGACCCGCCCCGGAGGCGGGTTTTGTATTTGGAGAATCCACCATGCCCACCCTGTCCTACCCCCACTGGCGCGACGTTCCTGCCAACACCTGGCGCTGGCCGAACTTCTCGGCCCCCGAGATCGCCTGCCGTGGGACCGGCGCGATCAAGATCAACATCGAGGCGATGGACAAGCTGCAGGCCCTGCGCGACCGGCTGGGCAAGCCGCTGATCATCCGTTCCGCCTATCGCAGCGCGGTGCACAACCTCGCTGTCGGTGGCGCCCCGGCGTCCAAGCACATGCAGGGCACGGCCTTCGACATCGCCATGTCCAACCACGATCCGGTGGCATTCGAGGCGGCGGCGCGGGCGGTCGGGTTCCTCGGCTTCGGCTATTACCCCCGCTCCGGTTTCATGCACATCGATCTCGGCCCGGCACGGTCCTGGGGCGATGCCTTCCCGGCACGACCCGTGCCCTTCGCCCCGGAACTGCCGCCCGCACGCGAAGTCCTCTCGGAAAGCCGCACCCTCCGCGGTGGGGGTGCGGCAGGCGCTGCCACCGTCAGCGCGGCCGGTGTGGAGGTGCTGCAGGACGTTCTTGCCGAGACCCAGTCCACGATCCAGCCGCTGGTACCGTACCTCGACACCCTTCGCTGGGTGCTGATCGCCACCGCCCTGATCGGTATCGCTGTCACGATCCACGCCCGGCTCGACGACTGGAAACGGGGCCAGCGGTGATCAACTGGCTCCTCACACATGGCCCGGCGCGCAAGGCGCTGGGCCTGATCCTCACCGCGGCGGCGATCCTGCTGTTCCTGCTGAACCTCCGCCGCTCCGGCGAACGTGCTGGGCGCGCCGCCGAACGCCTTGGTGCCCAAGAGAGAAACGATGCCATCCACCGCCAGATGCTCGAAGCCGCCACCCGCCGCCCTCCTGATCGCGATGCTCTGGCTAAGCGCCTGCGCGACGGGCGGTTCTGATGCCCGTGCGCCATGTCCGCCTGTCGTCGACTACACGGCCGCGGATCAGGCGCAGGCGGCCGACGAGGTCGAAACACTGCCGGAAGGGGCCGTCATCGTCAGGATGCTGGGCGACTACGCCGTGTTGCGCGATCAGGCGCGGGCGTGCAGTTAGGGTCGGCAAGCGGACCTTCATCTGCAGCGCCAGAACGCGTTCCGTTGCGGGCGCAAGGAGCCCAAAGCGGCTGCTTTCCAAAACTGCCAAAACTTACGATCTGAGCCAATGATGCCGCTGCGTTCCTGAGCCTACTATCCACCGAAGGGCTCGTCATCCAGTACCGCCCTGGCGGTGGCACTGAAATCGCGTATATGAGCCAGTGGAACGATGCGGGGGTTGGTCGTCATGATTGGGAACCGGGTGACCACGAACGGTTCGACCCTTTCTAGGCCTATATGGTCCACGAGAAGTTGCTCTCGCGAGCGCTCTTTACTGATTGCCTTTGCGTAGTAGCGCTCGAGCGTCCGGTTTGTTCGGATGAATCGTGCCGGGTCGAGATCGATCCACGACGGATCAACTAGGTTGTTCTTGCACTGGATGTTGAAAATGACGCCATCGCGGGTAGCGATGACATCGAACTCTTTACGAGCAATACGCTTGATCGGAAGCACCGTGAAGCCCTGCTGGCTAAGCTCGTCTTTGATGCGCTGTTCGAAAATAAAGCCTGAGCGGATCTGGAATCGGCGCTTGCTATACAGGCAAACATTTTTGAAATTGTAGAGGAAGCGGCTAAGCAACGTGACTGTACCTCGGAGTTCACTTCCAACACGCACAAAAGCCGCATAGCTGTTTAGGGCCGAAACGAATGTCGTGCATGGGGCCGTGAGCAGCTGCCGATGTTGAATCGAGACGCCGTGCTTGTCGGCAAGTCCGTTAAGATTATTGGGCGAAATATCCACCCAAAAGTCGTCTTTCACCAGGTACGAAAGTTCTCGGACAAGTGCCGCAATGGCAACGAATGCGGTATTCTCGATCTCGAATTCAGAGAACGCTGCTTCGATCAAGGCGATATTGTTGCGCAACTCCGCGGCGCTGAATAACCGATCCGGCGACAGTGGCTCTAGCCCCTTGGGTTCCGCTTTGGAGACGAGATCCGTGATGGACGCCCTTTCGGCTTCGAGAAACATGCCGTCCAGTGTGGGGTAGTTGTGTGAGGCGGTGAACCCCTGCGAGTGGATGAAGAGCGTGAAGTTATCGTATAGTTCGCTAACTGCGCGTTGCTGCAGTAAGCCTGTAATCGTGGTCCCGCTTATTTCGGCCTGAGGTAACATCCAGCTCAATGCATCCAGGTCGGTCATCGGGATCGTGCCCCTGCACGCCTCCGGCAACACATAGAGCAAACTCACTAGGTGGCGGCGCCGGGATTGCAGGTAACCGATCGCGTATCCAACGGTTGTTAGGCCTGTCGCGGCGGACAGGAACCCATGAATCGCAAAGCTGTGCTGCATTGCAGAAAGCTGCATGAGCAACTTGGCCTGCCGTTGGGCGAAGTCGGCGCCGTAGAGATAACCAAGATGGTGCAAGACGAATTTCAGGCGATGTGAAATTTTTCCTGTGAGACTGAGACCCAAAAGCGCCTGTTCGAGTACGTCGTCATCGATTTCGTCCGGCAGGTTAAT